GCAGGCGTTTCAATGCGTGGTAGACTGCGCGGCTTGCGTGATTCCAGCTCCGGCTTGCCAATATTCCGACCCGCAGTTGAGGGAATGGCTCCGGGCACTGCGCCTTACACTATAGATGGTGTGCCGACTTACTTCCCGATGAACGGTGGTTTTGACGAGAGCGAAGCCCTGATGATTGCTGGTGATTGGAGTAAGCTGGTATACGCATTCCGTACTGATCTGACTTACAAAATTTTGGATCAGGCAGTGATTCAAGACCCAGACACGGGCGATATTATCTATAATCTCGCTCAGCAGGACATGGTTGCCTTGCGTTGTTACATGCGCTGGGGCTGGCAGGTGCCTAACCCAGTAAATCGGGCAAACGAAGTCGAAGCGACACGTTATCCGTTCGCGGTGCTTGAACCGGGAACTGGTAGCGGTAGCAGCTCGCCTTCCTAATCGGGGATCTCCCTGTCTATAATTCAGGCGGTGTAAAAGCCGCCTGAAAGGAAAGGCGCGAGATGATATCACATGAAGACGTGGCAAAGTTGCGGCGATTTGTTGCAGAGCCAACGCAGGCGATTTACACTGACACCGATTTGGTTTGTTTGATAGAAGAAACAGCGGTTGCGGATGTCAGTGGGAATGACCCGAACAGCGATGGCTGGATTCCCACTTATGATTTGTTCAAGGCAGCGTCAGATATTTGGCTTGAAAAGGCAAGCGCAGTGGCTGACGAATTTGACTTCAGCTCCGATGGCGGCACTTTCCACCGCTCCCAGAAAGTTGACATGTATGTCAGGCAATCGAACTATTACAAAAGTCGCTCAAAGGCGACATCGCTGATGATGAAGCAGCGACCGTTGGAGCGATTGACGGGTGGCGGCTGGGAAGACTTGCCTTACAAAGACGAGATTGACGAGTACGAAAAGAACCTGACATGACACCGAATATTTGGTCTGAAGCGGATAAAGCGAAAATGCGTGAAGCGGCGGTAAACCACATGGACGATGTGGGCTATCGCAAAGTGTGGAGCGTAACCATTGACGAATATGGGTCTGATATTAGTGACTGGGTTGAAGCAGCAACGCCAACGCCTTGTGGAATAGAAACGCATGAAGGCAAGGAAGTAAAAGGCGTATTACCTGAAACGACCTTTGAAATAACAGTGCGTGTGCCGCAAGATTTCTTTATCGAGGAAACAGACCGCTTTTTGATTACGCAATTCCGTGGTGATCCGGTGGAATGGGAGTATGAATTAACTACTCCTATTCAGCATGGAATTAGTGCTGCACGATTCAGGGCACGAAAGATAGTGAACCGATGGAACTGAAGATAGATTTGGACACGAGCGCAGTAGAACGCAAATTGAACCGCATTGACAAAGGAATCAGGTCGAAAGTGTCACAAGATGCACTAGTAGCGGCTGGTGAAGTATTTGTAGCCCATGCGATTATAAACGCACGAGGTAAGCTGCGGCAATTGACTGGCAATCTATTCAATTCAATTCAAGTTTATGATCCAACGCCTACCCAGTGTGAGGTTGGATCACGCGGAGTAATCTATGCCGCCATTCATGAATTCGGAGGCACCATAAAAAAGAAACGAGCACGAGCTTTATTTTGGGAGGGTGAAGACGGTAAATTGAGGCAGGCACAGGAAGTGACAATTCCGGAGCGTGCTTATTTACGACCGGCATTTGATGAGAATAAAACAGAGGCGTTGAACGCTATGGCGCATGTGATAAAGGAAGTATTGGAATGAGGATAGAAGAGGCATTATGCACTTATTTAGTTGCTAACAACGATATAGCAACTGCAGTTGGAACGCGTGTATATTCCTTCCACAGTCCGCAAAAGGCAGTATTGCCGTTTATCACTTATCGTAGAATAAGCACTGAAAGATTATTGACCCACGATCAAACTGAGCAAGGACTTGCAAGCCCGAGATTCCAGTTTGATATAAGGGCGAAAACGTTTGCGAGCGGGCTTGATACGGTAGAAGCCTTGCGTAAAGCCTTGCAGGGCTATAAAGGGACTATGGGAGGTGTCGGTGGTGTTGAAGTAGGTGCGGCTTTGCCAGCACTGGAACAGCACGATGACGAACCCGATTCCGATAATTACAGAATAACGGTTGATTATATTATCAGCCATCAAGAGGAGTAAAGATGACTAAATATTCAGCATTTGGAACGGCTTTGCTGGTAGATGGGTCTGAGATTGCGCAAGTGACCACAATATCCGGACCCGGAATCACAGCTGATACCGTTGACGTAACAACGCATGATAGCGCTGATGGATGGGAGGAAGTGACAGTTACTATCCTTCGATCAGGCGAATTGACACTGGAACTGGTGTATGATCCGACTGAGCATACCGGACTACTTGCGTTGTTAGAGAGCACAGAACCAGAGGAATTTGAGCTGCAATTCCCGGATTCAGCAAATACAGCCTTTGCGTTTGATGCGTATGTCACAAATTTTGAGCCGAGTGCGCCAGTTGATGGGGCGTTGACGGCAACAATGACAATCAAAATAACAGGTGTGCCAGATTTGGCAACAACCTATAGCCCTTAATTGGAGGAGTAAAATGGCGAAATATTCAGCTTATGGAACTAAATTACTGCGACTCGCAGTAGAAATCGCACAGGTTACGAGTATATCCGGACCCGGAATTACGCTTGATACGGTTGATGTAACTGAGCACGATGGCTTTGGCTGGGAAGAGGTTGTTCCTACCATTTTGCGATCTGGCGAAGTTACACTTGAAATCGCTTATGATCCTGGCGCTTCAACCCACAAGCATGCAACCGGAGGTTTGTTATACGATTTGGCTCAGCGTGCGAAAACAACTTATACCCTGACCTTCCCTTCTACCCCAGCGGTGTCATGGACGTTTAGCGCTTACGTTGTAGGATTTGAACCTTCCATGCCAGTTGATGGGGCGTTAACAGCAACTGTAACGCTAAAAATAACAGGGAAGCCAACATTAGCATAGGAGCGATATGACAAAAACCACAATCTTGACAAAAGAGCTTATTCTACAAGCAAAGGACTTGCCTATTGAATTGGTGGAAGTGCCGGAATGGGGCGGATCGGTTTATGTTCGCGGGTTGACTGGAGCGGAGCGAGATTCCTTTGAAGCGGGCATTGTTCAGCTGAAAGGCAAAAGCCAGACTGTGAACATGAAAAATGTCAGAGCGAAGCTGCTCCAATTAACCATTGTCGATGAAAACGGTAACCGTCTGTTCAACGTAGAAGAGATTGCTTCAATTGGCGCAAAATCGGCGATGGCATTAGAACGGTTGTTCAATGTCGCCAGCCGATTAAGTGGGATCACCCCAGAAGACGCGGAGGAACTGGCAAAAAACTCAGAGAGCGACCAGAGCGGCGATTTTACTTCCGATTAGCCCGTGAACTGGGCATGACGGTAGAAGAGCTGCTTGGTCGCATAAGCAGTAGAGAGTTATCTGAATGGATGGAGTTTTACAAACTTGAACCATTCGGGCATGAAATAGAAGTTTTTGGGGCGGCGCAGACATCCGCCACAATGGTTAACATCAGCCGGAAGAAAGGCACGAAACCAGTGAGCGCAAAAGAGTTTTACCCAAAATTAGAAGGCGGTGAATCTGAATTGCAAGGCGCAATGAGTTTCGTGTCTTCTATCATGACAATGGCAGGTGATTGAAATGGCAACATTAGGCGCATTAACAGCGATATTACAACTAAAAAACAATCAATTTCTGAAGGGCATATCAGAATCTGTTAGTGCCATTGACGGTTTGAGCAAAAAAGCAAGTGCTGCTGGGAAAATCTCCGGTGCAATCGGTACAGTGGGTGCAGTGGGGTTAGGCACGTTTGCAGGTGCGGCTACGGTTGCGGTTGGCAGTATCGCAGCGGTAACAAAAGGCTTAACCGATATGGCAATGGAAGCGCAAGCAATGCCAGCGGTTGAAAGTGCGTTTGACGGACTTGCCGCGTCATTCGGAACAAGCGGGCAAACAATGCTGAAATCACTTCAAGAAGGTTCTAATGGGATGATTTCAAACATGGATTTGATGAAGTCGTTTAACTTGGGAGCGCAATTGGTAGGGCGTGACTTTGCCGAAACACTGCCGGACGCTTTTGGTTATTTGGGTAAAGTATCCGCCTCGACTGGTGAGAGCATGGGTTACATGTTAGACAGTCTTGTAAAGGGTGTCGGGCGCTTATCTCCCATGATTCTGGATAATCTCGGAATTCAGGTAAGTCTTACAGAGGCGTATGACGAATGGGCACTAACAAATGGCAGAACCGTAGAATCAATGACGAAGTCAGAACAGCAAGCAGCGGTTATGGCAAAGACAATGGCATTGCTTGCTGAAAACACTGCTGCAATGCCGGACATTGCCGACCTTGCCAGTACGAAGATCGCGGGATTTAAAACCACAATTACGAATCTGAAAAACGAGCTTGGAGTGGCATTTCTGCCAGTACTTACTGATTTCTTGGGTACGCTTGGGGGACTTGCGCAAGCTGCTTTACCTTCACTGATTCCGATGGTAAAGCTGCTTGGAGGCGGTTTGACGAAACTATCAGACGTATTAACGCCAGTGCTAAAAGATTTCTCTGGATTTGTATCGGGCATTGGAAATGTGGCAAAGGCTTTTCAAGAGGGCGATATAACAGGCGCAAGTTTGTTGGCGTCAATTGCAATTGGTCAGCTTGGAAAGAATCTGGGTAAGAGCGCAAAGACGTTTATCGAAACGGGCACGAGTATGGTGATGGGATTAGTGGAAGGTATTGCTGGAGCGATTCCCATGCTCATGCAGGTTGCAACCGGATTGGTTGATACGCTTTTAAGTTCGTTTGCGGATAACATCACTGAAATGATGTCGATAGGGTTTGAGATTGTATCTAACCTTATAAATGGTATTGCCGCAGCTATGCCGATGATATTAGAGCATGCAGCTAATATTCTGGTAGGCTTTATTCAGGGCATAATTGAAGGTTTGCCCATGCTTATCGAAGCAGGAATAAACATGATTTCAGGGATTGTTGAAGGGCTTTTAGCTGCATTGCCAATACTGATTCAAGCGGCACCGGCTTTGATTCTTGGATTGGTAGAAGGGTTACTGCAAGGAATCAACGCCATGCTTGAAGCAGGCAGTGATATTGTCGCCATGTTATCGGAAGGGCTTACGATTGCAATTCCGCTTTTAGCAGAGGCGGCGGTTGCCATAGTGCTTGGATTGGTAAATATGATTGTGAATAATCTACCGATGATAATTGAATCGGCGGTACAACTTGTCCTCGCACTGGTTGATGGAATACTCGCGAATCTGCCATTATTATTAGATGCAGCTTGGCAGATTGTATCTGGCATTGCAATTGGCTTGTATGAATCAAGAGGCGAAATTCTAACAGCCGGAAAGAGTATAGCAACCTCACTATTTGATGGGATTGTCAGCTTGCTTGCTAAGCTGGTTGGCGCAGGCGGTCAATTGGTAACAGCGGTTGTCTCTGGAATATCGAACGGGATTTCACCCGTAATCGCTGCTGCAAGCAATGTTATAACGAACGTTATAACTACCATTAAGGGATATTTGAGCAATCTTACAGCTGCTGGCAATGAAATAATCACAGCCTTTAAGGGCGGTTTTGCTAATGGAATGGTAGCAGTCTTTCAGCTTGCCACAAGTATTGGGTTAGGAATTATCAACACAATTAAAGGGTTTGTAGGTGATCTGATTGGTGTTGGTGGCGACTTGATCGCAGGGCTTGCGCAAGGCATTACAGGCAGGCTGCAGAGTTTGCTAACAACTGTTAGCGACTTAGTCGGTAACATTGTTGACAAAGTTAAAGAATTATTTGGAGTTGGCTCACCTTCCAAAGTGTTCATGAAGATTGGTGAAGACTTGAACAGGGGGCTTGCTCTTGGTATCAAGCAAAGTACGCATTTACCAGAACGGGAGATTGCCTACGACTTCAATACACTGGAAGCGGAAATACCGACTTACACTCAAAACAACTATACGCTGAACATGCCGACAACGGCAGATTCAAGCAACGTACAAATGGCATT